TGGCTGCTTCCCATTTTGATATGTTTTTAGCGTATGTAAGAACCTCTGTAATGTATGCCTTTGTTTTTCTAGATTTCACAGTTGGTTCCTGTGTTTGTTTTTTGGGTTTTATCTCGATTAGATAAGTTTCACCAGTTTTAAATTTAACCTTTAAATCCACAAAATATCTATGACTCTTCCCATCTGACCTACACCGATATGGCACAACTGTTTCTTCGCTACTCCAAGAGACTACTGCAGTGTTTTCGTCACACCACCTAAAAACTTGACGCTCCCATAGCGAACGATACACAACTCCGGATGCGTCCCCGTCATATTTTTCTCGATTTATTATGCGATATTTACCGCTATAATATTGCTTTTTTGCCATATAAATACTTATATGTCAAGTACATATGGTTTTCCAAGCAATCGGTCGACACTAGCGTCTCGACCGTTTATTAGATTCTCATGTAAAGGTAAACATGCTACAACTATAGTATTGCCAATACCAGGTTCGCTCCAGTTTGGTGATGGCGCAACATACAACAACAATGTTGAATTAGGCGCTTTAGGAAGCGCTGTTGCTGGTATAGCGTCAGCCGCCTCTGGTGCAAATTCCTTTAAAGGTGCCGGTGCTGCAGCAGCTGCACAAATAGCCAATGCATATAATACTGCAAAGACAGAACTTGCAAATTCATCAATTTCTTCCATAATACAAGGTGTGACTGCTCTAACGGGAGCAAATGAGACCATTCAAAGTGCAATAAGCATTGGTACTGGAACTACATTAAATAAAAATATATCAACTGAATTTACTTCTACGAATACGCGAGTCTTTACGTTTGCTTTTCAATTGATTCCATCATCTACTGATGAAGCAACTGCTATACGAAATATTGTAAATGCATTTCGTATAAATCTTTATCCAGAAGGCGGTGTGTTTCAATTAAAATATCCGCCAAAATGGGCTATAGAGTTTAGACGCGGAGGAAGTGGAAATGTTATATCTGACATACCGAAAATCGGACCAACTTATTTAACAGAAGTTAGTACTACATTTAATAGCAGTGCTAATATGTGGAGAGCTGATGGGTCGCCCATTGAAACGTCTATTCAACTACAATTTGTGGAAACACAGGCTTATAGAGAAGACACAATACCAAAATAAACTATGTCTTTTTTTACACAATATCCTAAAATCAATTATGATTTATTTTCAGATGGTTCTATATTTGAACTTACTGATATTTCTCGTGCTGTAATTATAAATTCGACACGTATTGCTGATGATAGCGCACTATACACATACTATAGTATAAATGATGGCGATCGTCCCGACGTAGTTTCACATAAACTTTATCAAACATCCTCTTATTACTGGACATTTTTTATCGTAAATGATTTTTTGCGTGACGGTTATACCTCATCTTGGCCGCTGTCATACCGAAACTTTACAAAAATGATGGAACAAGAATACTCTAAATATTCAGTGCTATCAGTTAAACCAACTACAAACCCACAGTTAGAGTTGAATGGCACAGGATTTTTAGATATATCTTTTATACCACTAACTCCCCAATATTTACCATATTTAAAGTTTGTGTCTGGAGATGGTGAGTATCGTTCAAATTTTATTCGGTATGATGCAAAAAGACACCAATGTATTATAAGTGACATACACAAAATTATTAACGCAAAAAGAGTTGAAGTGCCATCTAGAGAAACTTTCGTAGAGAGTAATAATCATGCATATAAAATAGCTTGGGATGACTCAGTGCGCGAGTTAAAGTTGTCTTCTGCAGATGCTAAAGATAAAGATAAAGTTTTAAAGGCAGAAATAGATGCGCAAAATAAAAATATAGCTTTAAAAACTGAATGGATTGATTCAATCTATTCTATGATTACTCAATATGATATTACTGGAGTAAGTGAATATATTGCTGCAAGAGCGACAAAGGAAGAATATATTACTTCAAAAAGACTTATGATAGCAAATCCAGAATTTAGATGGAGCGACTATTCTAATGCTGCATATGAGTATTATTCGCCAAGCGATTCCGTATTGAGCGCATATGACGCTCTAACAAATGATCTTATAGTCAATCCAAAAATAACATCATTTTTTGAATATGAAGCAGCTATTAATGATTCAAAACGAATGATAAGAGTAATACGCCCAGAGTTTATACAAACTTTCTCTGAGCAGTATTTTGATACTATAAATGATGTATTATAAATTATATGGCCTCAAATAAGACATCAAAAACTCATACAAAAAATACACCAAAGGTTGGTTATAGCGATCAATCAACAATAAATTTACCTGGCGCATTTGAAGTTAAAAAAATGACTCTTATTGCGTCAGATGGTAAGACTAAAGATATTAGGAGTCTAGTAGAGTCTTTTACAATTACTACTGAATTGTTTTCTCCGGTAATTACATTTTCTGCGTCACTGCGTGACACTGAAGATTTATTTTCTAACAAGGATTTTGTAATATGCGGCCAGGAAAATATTGAAGTAGAAATATGGCCTGGAACAGAAAAAAGTAAGCAAGGTGACCTTATAAAACATACATTTTCAGTAAAAGAATATCCGAGTCTTATGCGAACACCAGATTCGCCGCACGTACAAATATATACTCTAATAGCAATTTCAGAATTTGCTTATCGTAGTAGTCTTATGAATATTTGTAGACCACTAGATGAAGGCAAAACATTAGATCAAAATATAGAAACTATTTTTAAAGATGATTTGCGTCTAGGAGAAATCTTTGGTAATAAATTTGAGTTTGTAAAGTCTGGTGATGTAGAAACTAAATTTAAAGGAATTATAAACATTCAGCGACCACTACAGGCCGCAGAGTGGTTACGCTCTCGGTGTTTTGACGAGGATAGTTCTCCATTTTTTCTATATAGTAGCACAGTTAGCCCAGAAAGAATATTTTTTACTTCATGGAAAACGATTTCTAAACAAAGCGCAACTGTAGCAACATATGAATTTAAACCATTTGTTAAAGAAAAACCTGGCACAGCAGAGCACACTTCAAGTGAACGTAAAAGGCTATTATATATGTCGTCATCATTAAAACTTGATCGTTTAAAAGCAGCAAATTCTGGGGCATATGCCAGTCGATATAATGTAATAGACTTTTCTTCTAAAGCGTTTTATATATTAGACTTTACTGGAGATGCTACAACCGATTGGAAACCTCGTGAATATAAAGTTAAGTTGCGAGACGGCACTGCAAAAACTGCTTCAATGCATAAACTTCCAAGTTGTAACATATCTACGGCACATATAAATGAAGGAATTTCTGAACTTGCTAATGTGAGTGTAGGTGGAGTCGCGGCAAATTCAATTACAGCATGCTTAAATAACTTACCTCCTGCTCGAGCACTATATGCTAGGCTAAACGAAACAAATCATGAAATTGTTGTATATGGCGACTCAGCGATGCAACCTGGCGAAAAAATAAAATTAAAGGTGCCAAAAACAAAACTCACTGAAAACGCGTCAAACGATTCTGAAGAGGACCCTATTGCGTCAGGTGAATATATAATTTTAGTCGCAGCATCTATTTTTTCAAATGGTATTTTTACAAATAAATTAAAGGTTACTAAACTTGTTCCTAGTGTAACTGGACAAATATTAGGGGCTGAAGGAACTGAGGGCGGTGCTATTGAAGGTGAAGCTTCAACCGGAAATAATATAAATCAAAATGGTGTTGGAAAAACTACACCCTCAACTGAAAGTCAAAAAGCATACTATAATAAAATGTATAACGCGCTATATAAAGAAGCGGTCGCTAAAGGACTGCCAAATCCAGACGTCGTTGCTCGTCTTGGAGCTGCCCAAACGTGTTTAGAAACAGGATATGGCACGCGAATGGTTGGAAACAACGCGTTTGGAATAAAAGCGCACACTGGAAAAGGAAATGCTGGAGCAGTCACTGCCTCAACAAAGGAAGAAATAAATGGAAAAACTGTCACTATAAATGATAGTTTTAGGGCGTATAGCAGCGTAGAAGACAGCGCAAAGGGCTATATTGATTTCTTGTCTGATAATAAACGATATTCAAAGGTATTAGCTTCAACAAATGTTGCAGACGCTGTGAGGGAAATTGATGCAGCTGAATATGCAACATCTTCAAATTATGCGCGAGACGTTGGCTCAATCGCTAGAAAATTCCAATATGAAAATTGATCATTGGTTTGCAGCATCTGTAGTAAATATCGCTGACCCATTTAATGCTGGTCGGGTGCAGATACGCTGTTATGAGTATCATGAACTTGATGACGTTAACTGCATTCCGGACGATAAATTACCATGGGCGACTACGCTCCTACCAATCACAAGTGCAAGTAATGCTTCGGTTGGAACCAGTGCTACAGGTCTAATGGTTGGGAGTTGGGTTTTTGGTTTTTTTAGAGACGAAGATTTGCAAGATCCAGTTATAATTGCTACGATTCCTGGAAATACTACACCAAGTGATGCAACGGCATATTCGGACGGATCTGCTCATACAAGTTCAACAAATACTTCGCAATATATTGACGGTGCACCAGCAGCAAATTCGGCAAATATGTCTGCACTTGGCGAACCTGCGCCATGGGCTGAAGAGGCAGCATCTAAAGGCGCAGTAGACTCATTTGTCAGCGACGTACTCGGTTCTTCACAATAACTATAATTATGTCTAATGTTTCAAATCAATGGTGTGCTGGAAAATTAACTGGCTTTTTAAAGTCATCACTTAATATTTCAGGCGATGACTTGCCTCCTGATACAACTAGTTTAGGTGATTGGCTTAAGTGGCCATTTGGTAAAGGGGCAAAATATGTGAATCAAATATCAAATCCAAAAACTTTATATAAGGGTGACATTATAATACGAGGTGCTGCAGAGGACTATGTCGCAATTGTGTATGAAGGAGGTTCAGTGTCTGGTACTTATAAAATTGCGGAATTTGATTATATTACAAAAAAGATTACTAAGAAAAGTACCACTGGCTCAGTGGCCTATGTGTTGCGCATACGCGGCGCGTACGGACAAGAAGATGTTCCAGCCGCCGCCACTGGTCCTGGAGATGTAACATATGCATCTAGTTTTAAAGGCGCAACCCGCAATAAACCAATATCTCCGACGTTATTTGGAATTCTTAAATCTGTATCTGCTGCTACTAATATTAAAGTGGAAATATTTAGTGGAGGTCAAGATACAGCAGAAACTCCAAAAGCTAGGCGCACCGGTTCAAAGAGACACGACGTATGGAATGGTTATGGTTGGGCAGCAGACGTTTGGCTATATTATAATGGTAGACGATTAAATTGTACTGTTGCAAATGACATACCTCTACTTTTTAAATTTGTGAAAGCATGTAAACAGGCTGGGTGTACTGGCGCCGGAATGGGACCAGGTTATATGGCTAATGTTGGATTACACATAGACATGGCAAATGGTCGTTCTATTGGAAATGGCGCAGCTATTTGGGGCACTGGTTCAAGATCAGCTGGCGCACCAACTTGGTTAAGATCTGCATTTACTTCTGGAACATTATAAGTAACAATATATTATAATACAATATGGCTAATACTTTTAATCAACCATTTCCAAACGATCAGTCTATATATCCGTATAACAACGTGACTCAAACGCGGTCTGGTCACGTGTTTGAGGTTGATGACACATTAGGTAATGAACGCATAAATGAAAAGCACAAGTCTGGTACAGTCAGAACAGTGTTGCCTGATGGATCATTGAATACTACAATTGTTAAAAACAACTATACTGTTGTTTGTGGAGATAATAATGTTACAATTGAAGGAATTGCTTCATTTACATTTGGAACTAAAAATAATCCTACATATGTAAATATTACAATTAACGGGGATTGTAATATGGAAGTAAATGGTAATTATACCCAAACTGTTAAGGGTGAATATAAGTTAAAATGCGGCTCATATAAAAACGAAGT